GCTCCCGGCCCATGGGGGGCTCGACCTCTCGAGCACCCAGGACCTCACCGCGTTCGTGATCGTCGTCCGCGACGACGACGGCAACTACCTGATCTTCGCGCGTCTGTACCTCCCCGAGGAGAACATCGCCGAATTCGAGCGGGTCCATCAGGCCTCGTATCGCGTGTGGGCCGACGCCGGTTGGATCACCCTCACCCCCGGCGACGTGATCGATTACGACTACATCCGCAGGGACGTCAACGAGATCGCCGCGGTGGTCGACCTCAAGTCCGTCTTCGTCGACCCCCACAACGCGACGCAGATCTCGCTCAACCTGGCCGCCGATGGGATCAACGTCACCCGGTTCAATCAGACGATCACGTTCCTCAACGCGCCGACGAAGGAGCTCCACCGGCTCGTGACCTCGGTCCGGGTCCGCCACGGCGGCCACCCGGTGATGCGGTGGATGGCCGGCAACGCGGTATCGATCAGCGACTGCAACGATAACGTCCGCCTTTCGAAGAAGAAGGGCAAGCACAAGATCGACGGCATCTCGGCCACCGTCAACGCGATCGCCGCGGCGACGGCGTCGGGCGACGAGGAAGAGTCCGTCTATGAGCATCGCGGTGTCACGGTAATCTGATGAGCAAGCGCATCCCCTCCATCTACCAGCGCCACCGCGCGATCCAACGCCGCGGCCTGGCCGCCCAGCAGGGCAGCTCCTCGGGAATCTCCCTCGCGTCGAGCGTCCTCTCCGGCGTCATGGTCACGCCGCAAACCGCGCTCTCGATGATCGCCGTTTTCGCGGCGATCAACGTGATCTCGCGCGACACCTCGAGCCTGCCCATAGGCACGTATCGCCGGCTCCCCGGCGGCGGCAAGCGCCCCGAGTCGGACGACGTCCGGACGAGGCTGCTCCACGTCACCCCCGACGACGGGGAGACGAACGCCGCCAAGTGGCGTCAGGCTCTCATGGGCCACGTGCTGGGATGGGGCAACGGCTACGCCGAGATCGTCCGCGACGGCGACGGACTCCCCAGCTCGCTCCACCTGCTCCACCCCGGCAACACCAAGCCGAAGCGGACCGAGGCCGGCAAGCTCTATTACGAGCTCGACGGGGGGAAGAAGAAGCCCCTGATCCCGTCCAACGTGATCCACATCGCCGGGTTCGGCTTCGACGGCCTGTCCGGCTATTGCCCCATCCTCATGGGCCGGCAAGCCATCGGCCTCGGGATCGGCGCGGAGGAGTGGGGCGCGTCGCTGTTCGGCAACGGCGCCGTGCCGAAGGGCTACCTGAAGACCGCCAAGCGGCTCTCCGAGGTCGCGGCCCGGAACCTCCGCGAGTCCTTCGAGCGCGTCCACGGCGGCTCGAAGAACGCCAACCGCATCGCCGTGCTCGAGGACGGGCTCGATTGGGTCGAGACGCAGATCTCCCCCGAGGCCGCGCAATTCCTGGCGACCCGCGCCTTCCAGGTGATCGAGATCGCCCGCCTCTACAGCGTCCCACCGCACAAGATCGGCGACTATTCGCAGTCGCACATGGCCAACGTCGAAGAGGCCAATCTCGATTACCTGGTCACCACGCTGGCCGGCTGGCTGATCGCGATCGAAGCCGAGCTCAACCTCAAGCTCTTCACGGAGGAAGACCGCAACCAGGGACTGTTCCTCGCCCACGACATGGGCGCGCTCCTCCGCGGCAACATGGCCGCACGCGCCGCCTTCTACCAGGTGCTCCGGAACCTCGGCGCGATCACGTCCGATGAGATTCGCTCGGCCGAGGGGATGAACCCCGCCGGCCCCGAGAACGGTGGCGACCTCCTCCTCGTCCAATCGCAGTACACCCGCCTCAGCGAGGCCGGCAAGATCCCACCCAAGGCGATCGACGGCCCGGCCCCCGCCAAGCGCTCCTCGCGCCGCAAGTCCCTCCCGGCCCCGCCGGCGACCGTCTGACCTCACTTCCCCCGCCGGCGATCGCCGGAACGAATTCGGACCCCCACCATGCCCCCCGAAGTCACCGCGCCGACGCGCGAGACCCGGTGCCACGTCGGCCTCGAGCTCCGCGAGGCGCCCCCCGGCTCGAAGTCCGTCGGCACCCTGGTCGGCTACGCCGCCGTCTACGGCTCCCTCTCCGAGGACCTCGGCGGCTTCCGCGAGCAGATCCGCCCCGGCGCCTTCGACCGCGCGCTCGCCTCCAACGCCGACGTGGTCGCCCTCGTGAACCACGACGAGGACCTGGTGCTCGGCCGGCTCGAGGCGACGACGCTCCGGCTGATCGCCGACGAGAAGGGCCTCCGGGTCGAGATCGACCTCCCCGACACCACGCTCGGCCGCGACCTGGCGGTCCAGATCGGCCGGCGCGACCTGTCCAAGATGAGCTTCGCGTTCATCGCGGTCATCGACGAATGGGACCTCTCCGGGACCGTCGCCGTCCGGACGTTGATCGACGTCGACCTCTTCGACGTCTCGGTCGTCACCTGGCCCGCCTATCGCGCGACATCCGTCACCCTGGCGCTCCGCTCGCTCGAGTCGGCGCGCAAGGCCGTCCCGCCGGCGACGCCCCCCCCGGCCCCTCCCGAGGGGCGCTCCCCCGCCCCGGCGATTCCGGCGATCGAGCAATCGCTGCTCGAGGCACGGCTCCGCCTCGCCGAGTCGCACTGATCCCGCCCGCCTCACATCTCCTCCCGTCCCGTCCCTCACTCCCCACACGTCACACGTCAGGTCCCATCCCTTGAAACCGCACGAACTCCGTCAGAAGCGCGCCCAGATCGTGAAGGACGCGCGCGCCATCGTCACCAAGGCGCATGAAGAGAAGCGCCAGCTCACGGCCGAGGAGTCGGCCCGCGTCGACACCATGATCACCGAGGCCGACGGCCTCGAGGCGCAGGCACTCCAGGTGGAGCGCCTGGAGTCGGTCGAGGGCGCCGTCAACGAGCGCGGCACCCGCCAGGGCGACCCGCTCCCCCACGAGGTCCCCGGCACCAAGCACAAGTATTCCCTCCTCCGCGCGATCCGCGGCCAGGCCGGGATCAACGGCGAGCGGCTCAGCGGCCTCGAGCTCGAGACGAGCCAGGAGCTGGCCAAGCGGAAGGGCAAGAGCCCGAAGGGCTTCTACCTGCCCCTGTCGCTGCCGATGGACCCGATCGACGAGCGGCGCCGGTCGGCCAACGTCCACAACAGCGAACGCCGCGCGTTGACCACGTCGGCGGGCGCCGGCAGCATCACGACGTATCTCGCCGATACGTTCATCGAAGTGTTGCGGACGCGGATGGTCGTCGAGGCGGCCGGGGCGCGGGTGCTGACGGACATGGTGGGTAACTTCGCCATCCCCCGCCAGTCGGCCGCCGGTACGGTCTACTGGGTCGCGGAAGGCACCGCCGTCACCGGCAGCAATCAGACGGTCGACCAGGTCGCGTTCGGGCCGAAGACCGCGGGTTGCTTCACCGACCTCTCCCGGCGCTTCGTCGAGCAGACCAACCTCGACTCCGAGGCGTTCGTGCGCGGCGACCTGGCCGCGATCCTCTCGCGCGGCATCGACCTGGCCGCGCTCAACGGCCTCGGGACGAATCAGCCGACCGGCATCCTCCAGAACTCGGGGATCACCGTGGGCGCGAGCCTCGGGACGAACGGCGGCGCCCCGACGTTCGCCGCGGCCGTCGCCCTCGAGACGGCGGTCAGCAACGCCAACGCCGACATGGGGAAGCTGGGGTACGTCACCACGGCGGCCGCCCGCGGCACGCTGAAGACCACGCCCAAGCTCGGCAGCACGTTCCCCGTCTTCATCTGGCAGGACGGTGAGGTCAACGGCTACCCCGCCTACGTCACGAACCAGCTCCCCAGGAACTTGACGAAGGGGACCGGGACGGCCCTCTCCCCGATGATCTTCGGGAACTGGGAAGACCTGGTGCTCGCGTTCTGGAGCGGCGTCGACATCCTGGTGGACCCCTACACCGGCGGCACCGCCGGCACGCTGAGGATCATCATGTTGCAGGACGTCGACATCAACGTCCGCCACAACGAGTCGTTCTCGACCCTCGTCGACATGGTCACGAGCTAAGGCCGCACCCGCACCCGCCAGTCACGCCGGCCCGGGGCCCACGCCCCGGGCCGGCGCACGTCCCCGCCCCTCCCACTCCGCCTCCCCCTCATCACCCCGAGGTGATCCGCCGCCATGCCCCGCATGACCTTCACCCGCCACACGCTGGTGGGCGCGCGTTCGTACTCCCCCGACGAGACCGCCGACATCGCCGACGCCGACGCGACCCGCCTGCTCAAGTCCGGAGCCGCCAACATCGCCATCCCCGCCAGGCCCGCGCCCGCGCCGCCGGCCGCCAAGCAGACGGCCACCAACGCGCCCAAGGCCCAGACCGCCACCGCCCCCCCCGCCGCGTCGACGACGGCCGCCCCGCCCCCGGCCGAGACCGCCGCGGCCGCGCAATAAACCGCACCCTCACTCACCGCCGAGACCGCCCGTGGAAGTCCTCGAGATCACCACGCCCCCCGCCGTCGAGCCGGTCACCTTGGCCGAGGCCAAGGCGTTCCTCCGCCTCGAAATCACGAATGACGACGACCTCGTGACGGAGCTCATCTCGGCCGCCCGGATCCACTGCGAGACCGTCCTCCGTCAGTGCCTGATCACCACCCAATTCCGATGGTCCCTCGACCAGTTCCCCTGGGGCGGGGGCTACTGGAATCGCGCGATCCGGCAGATGGGCCCGTCCCCTTACTGGCTCCCCGCCAACACGGGAATCCTCCACCTTCCCAAGGCGCCGCTCCAGTCGGTCCAGTCGGTCGGCTACACCGACTACAACGGCAACGTCGACGTGATCGACCCGTCGCTCTACAAGGTGGCGACGGTCACCCCCGCGGCCGGGGGCCAGGTCGCCGGCACCGGCCGGATCCAACCGCGCTACGGGAAGACCTGGCCCGTGGCCCGGCCCGAGATCGAGTCGATCGCGATCGCGTTCACGGCCGGCTACGGCGACGACGGGACCAAGGTCCCATCCAACGTCAAGGTCGCGATGAAAATGATGATCACCCACTGGTACGAGACCCGCGACGTCACCATCACCGGGACGATCATCAGCCGGGTCCCCGACGCGGTCGACGCGCTGCTCGCCGGCTCCGACCACGGGGGGTATGCGTGAACCCCGGCCCCTACCGCCAACGCATCACCTTCCGGAATTACACCAAGACCCAACGGCCGGGCGGCCAGGAGCAACGCACCTGGTCCGACGCCGGCACGTTCTGGTGCCGGCTCCGCACCGACGGCGGCGCGAAGTTCACCGTCTCCGAGCAACTCCGATCGAAGGTCTCGCACGTGATCGAGATGCGTAACGTCCTCTCCGTGCTCGCGATCGTCCCCGACATGCGCGTCACGTTCCAGGGCCGCACCCTCCTGATCCGCCACGTCATCGACCCGGAAAACCTCGGCCGCATCCTCCTCCTCCACTGCGAAGAAGTGGTGTCACCACCGCCATGATCACCCACACGCGCAGCTACAGCGTCCGCTCCTCGGGGGGCGGCACCGTCTCGTCCAACTACTCCGAGTCGGGTTCGCTCGAGCAGACCATCGACGCATCCTTCGCCGCCGGCACCGCCGGCGCCCTGGTCGATGTGTCGTTCACCTTCGCCTCGCTCCAGTCGATCCAACTGGTCGCCGACCAGCCGATGACGATCTACACCAATTCCGCGGGCAGCCCCGCCCAGACCTTCAACCTCAAGGCCGGCATGCCGTTCGATTGGTCCGTCTCGCCGGCCTATTTCGCGAACCCGTTCACCGTCAACGTCACCGCGTTTTACATCACCACCACGCTCGGCACGCGGCTCCGCGGCCGGATCCTCACCAACTGATCCGGGGTCGACCTGGTGGCGCTCTTCACGATCCGCGGGCTCAAAGAGATCACCCGCGCCTTCGACGTCCTCCCCGATCGCCTGGCGAAGAAAGTCCTCCGCCAGGCGATCCGCAAGGCATTGAGGCCGATCTTCGCCGAGGTGGTCGCGAAGGCCCCCGAGGGGAAGACGCACCTGCTCAAGGCCTCGGTCAAGATCCGCGCCGTCCCCAAGCGGCGGCGGGGCGTGATCGCGCTGCAGGTCCGGATCGGGACCGGCGACTTCAAGGGCGCGACGTTCTATGCGGCCTTCGTCGAGTACGGCACCCGGCGGCAGAAACAGCAGAATTACATGAAGGTCGCATTCCTCGTGAAGCGCGACGAGGCCACCAAGATCGCCGTGGACCAGCTCGTCGCCGGCGTCGAGCGCGAGCTCAGGGCGGGCGCCTGACATGCTGCTCACCCCCATCGGCACGACCGCGCAGCGCGGCTTCGTCTTCGACCAGGTCTCGGCCTCAGCCGTTTGGACGGTCGTGCATAACCTCGGCTATCACCCCGGGGGCGTGCGCGTGGTCGACAGCGGCGGCAACACGGTCATCGGCGAAGTCCAGGACCTCTCATCCAACATCCTCGTGATCCGCTTCTCCGCCCCGTTCTCGGGCCAGGCGATCCTCTCCTGACGTAAGTGAGTCGTACGAAACAATGGACCTGCTCACCAACCTCAATTTCAAGCTGAACCAGGCGTTGAACCTGGTCCTGCACCTGCTCACGTCGACGCCCACCGGCCCGACGCAAGGGCAGGTCTGGTTCCGGACCGACACCCACCGGCCCAACTGGTACGACGGGACGGCGGCGCAGGACATCTACCCGTTCTCGACGTCGAACGCCAACTCGACCGGCGTGCTCCGGGACGGCTCGGGGAACTTCGCCGCCAACGTGATCACGGCCAACACCGTGACGGGGCTCACCACCCCGAGCGGATCGTCCGACGCCGCGTCGAAGGGATACGTCGACGGCAAGCTCCAGGGCTTCGGGCAGAAATCGGACGTCGTCGTCACCGCCTCCACGAACGTCGCGAGCCTCACCGGGCTGCCCACGCTCGACGGGGTGACGCTGGTCGACGCGCAGCGGGTCCTGCTCACGGCGCAGACCACCGCGAGCCAGAACGGCCTCTGGCTCGTCCATTCGGGCGCCTGGACCCGGCCGACGGACTACGCCTCGGGGTCCGTCGTCGCCTCGGATATCTACGTGTTCGTCCAGTCGGGCACCTCGTGGGCCTCGACCGGATGGGTGATGAACGGCTCGAGCACGATCACCGTCGACACGTCGTCGAGCTCCTGGTCCCAGTTCTCGGGCGCCGGCGAGATCGCCGTCAACGGGGGCATCCTCAAGTCGGGCAACACGCTCGCCGTCGCCACCGCGTCGAGCTCCCGGATCACGGTCGGCGCCGGGTCCTCGGGCACGATCGACCTGGCGACCACGGGGGTGACCGCGGCGGTCTACACCAGCGTCACCGTCGACATCTACGGCCGCGTCACCGCCGGCACCAACCCGACCACCCTGAAAAAGTACACCGCCCTCATCGGCGACGGCTCGTCCACCTCGATCGCGATCACCCAGGCCACCCACGGATGCGCCAGCGACACGTCCAACATCGCGCAGGTCTACGACGCCTCGACCAACGCGCTGGTGCTCGCCGACATCACCGTCGGGTCGGGCGGGACCGTCACCTTCGGGTTCGCGACCGCGCCGGCGAGCAACGCCTATCGCGCGAAGATCGTCGGCTGAGGCACCCACCCCATGTCCGGCACCGTCGAGGCGCTCGCCCCCGCGGGGAGCGCCGTCTATTGCCTCGTCTTCGACGATCTCGGCGCCGTCTGGGACGGCGCGGGATTCGTCGCGCCGTCCCCCCCCTCATGGCCCTCGTATGCGGTCGCGATGACCGGCCCGGACGGGGGCACCGTCTACGCGGCCGCCTTCCCCGACGCGATCGCCGCGGGCACCTATTCCGCCGTCGCCTATCTCCGGTCCGGGGCGTCCCCCTCCGCCGGCGACGCACCCGTCGCATTCGGCCAGTTTCCCTGGCGAGGTAGCTTCGTGTCCTCCCCGTCCGACCCCCTCTTCGCGCAGGCCATCGCCGCGTTCCTCAACTCCGACCCGACGCTCGCCGGCCTCGTCGGCACCCGGATCTATCCCCTCGTCCGGCCCGTCCGCTCGGCACTCCCGGCCGTCACCTACGCCGTGCGGTCCGCCCCCCGCACCCACAACCTCGACGGCCCCACCGGCGACGCAAGCGCCCGCCTCCACCTGGCCGCGCACGGACTCGCCTACGTCGAGGACTGCAAGGCGATCGTCGAGCGGTTCCGCACGCTCGTCGGCTACCGCGGCTCGCTCGCCGGCGTCGTCCAGGTGAAGGAGGTCCTGCTCGAGGACGAGGAGGACGCCGTCGATTGGCCCGAAAACCAGACCGACGACGTCGTCTATGTCACCTCGCTCGAGCTGCTCGTCCGCTACGTCGAGCCCGTCCTCACCGCCTCCCCCTGACCCGATCCCCTCCACCGGAATCCACCCCGCCCATGACCGCCCCCATCACCCTCACCGGCTCGGGCACGCTGCTCAAGCTCGGCACCGCGACCGTCGCCCAGCGCGTCTCGATCGACGGCCCGGAGATCGCCGTCGAGGCGATCCCCACCTCCAACCTCGACACGACCGGCGGCAAGACCTTCCGCCCCTCCCTGATCTACGACCCCGGCACGCTCTCGCTGACGGTCCAGTACAACCCCAAGGACACGACCCATCAGTCCGTCCTGGCGCTGATGGTCCCGACGCCCACGGCCGGCAACTGGACGCTCCAGTTCACCGACGGATCGACCTATGCCTTCTCCGGATTCCCGACCAAGTGGAAGGTCACCTCGGTCGAACTCGAGGAGAACATCGAGGCCGACGTCGAGATCCAGATCAGCGGCAACATCGTAATCACCCCCGGGACCTGATCCCGGCAACCGGCCGGTCGGGAGCGACCCCCGCCCCCGACATCACATCCGACATCACATCCGACATCGAAGGCGACGACAACAGTGGCACTGAACCGCGAACAGATCCTGGGCAAGACGAAGCTCCGCGGCGAGCTCCCCCGCACCAAGGTCACCGTCCCCGAGTGGGACGGGGAAGTCTACGTCAGGACGATGACCGCCCTCGAGCGAGACCGTTTCGAGACCCTGCTCCTCCAGGGAAAAAAGCGGAACTTCCGCGGGCTGCTCGTCGTCCATACCGCCGTCGACGAGGAGGGAAACCCGATCTTCAAGGAGGAGGACGCCGAGCTGCTCGGGCAGGGATCGGTGCTCCCGGTCGAGCGCGTGTTCGACGCCGCGGTCAAGGTCAACAGCTTCTCGGAGGCGGACGTCGCGGAGCTCGAGGGAAAATCCTGAGCCAGCCCCTGACGCTCTTCCTCTTCCGCCTGGCACGGGCGCTGGGGAAGACGCTCCGCGAGCTCGACCAGGTCCTCGACGCGAACGAGCTCAGTTGGTGGCTGGCGTACGACCGCATCGAACCACTCCCCGCCGGCGACGCCGAGGGCGCGACGATCATCGCCCTGCTCCAGCGACTGAACGGCGACCGCCGCGCGCAGCCGTCCGACTTCTCACGCGCCCGCCGGCGACCGAAGCCCGTCCAGTCCGCCGAGGACGGCAAGGCCCGGATGGACGCGATCGCCGCGGTCATCAATCGAAAGCACTCCGGGGGTTAGCAGCAGTGGCAACCATAGGCAGCATCGTCATCGGCATGTCCGCCAACGCCGGGCCGCTCATCGCTTCGGTGGGCCGCTCCGGCGGCGCGCTGCGCCAGCTCGGCAACTCGGCCGCACAGGCGCAGGGCGCCATCAACCGGTTCGGCGTGGGCAAGGTCACCGCCGGCCTCACCACCCTCGGCAAGGCCGCGATCTCGACGCACGGCCTTCTGCTCGGGCTCGTCGGCGGGGTCGCCGTCGCCAAGCTCGCGGGCGGGATCATGGGCGCGGCCAAGGCGTCGAGCGACCTGAACGAGCAGGTCTCGAAGGCAAAGACCGTCTTCGGCGACGCGACCGGCGGTGTGCTCAACGACGCGAATCAGATGGCCAAGGCGTTCGGCTATCCCAAGGCCGCGTTCATCGACGCCGCCTCATCCGTCGGCCTCATCGCCAAGGCGTCGGGGCTGAGCCAGCAAGGCGCCGCCGACCTCGGTTCCAGCTTCTCGAAGCTCGCCGCCGACGCCTCTTCGTTCTACAACGTCCCCCTCGAGGACGCGCTCATGAGCCTGCGCTCCGGGCTCGTCGGCGAGGCCGAGCCGATGCGCCGCTTCGGGGTCCTGATGAACGCCGCGGCCGTCGACGCGGAGGCGGCGCGACAGGGCGCGACCAAGGTCAACGGGGCATACACCGAGGGCGCCAAGGTCCAGGCGCGCGCCACCCTGATCATGCAGGGGATGGCCGACGCGCAGGGGGACCTCGAGCGCACCTCCGGCTCGGCGGCCAACCGGATCCGGTCGATCTGGGGACGGCTGGAAAATCTCGGCGCCGACTTCGGGACGGCCATCGCCCCGGCCACCGACGCCGTCCTCGCCCTGGCGGACGGCGCCATGGCGAAGCTCGGCGTCATGATCGACCTCAACAAGGGAGCCATCGAGAAGTGGGCCGCGTCGTCGGCGTCCGCCGGGGGCGGGATCTTCGACGCCTTCGAGATCGCCGGCAAGGGCGCGGGCGTGTTCCTCGACGTCTTGCACACCGTCAAGCTCGGGTTCGATGCGCTGCCGCTCGCCGGGGTCAAGGTGTTGAAGTGGCTCTACGACACGTTCGTCGGCGGCACGCACGAGGCGTTCGTCCAGATCCATAAGCTGTTCAACATCCCCCCGCCACCCCCCCTCCCGCAAGGGTTCGCGGAGTCGCTCACTCAGTCCGTCGACGACGAATGGTCGAAGTTCCAGGCGAAGCTCGCGGCGCCCCCGCCGTCGGAAGGGATAAAGAAATTCTTTTCCGACACGCGCAAGGCGGCGGAGGGCCTGAAGACGTCGGCCCCCCCCGCGGCGGCGCCGGCCAAGGCCATCGCCAGCGCCAGCGAGGCGGCGGCCCCGAAGGTCGCGGACCTCGAGAAGAAGCTCCGTGAGCAGATCGCCACGTTCGGCAAGTCCTCCGAGGTCGCCGACGTCTTCAAGCTCAAACTGGCCGGCGCCACCGACGCCCAGTTGAAGACCGCGTTGGCGCTGGCGAAGACGCACGACGCGATGGAGAAGTCGAAGAAGATCCAGGACGAGATCCGCACCCCGGTCCAGCAATACGCCAAGGACATCAAGGAAATCGCGGAGCTCTCGAAGGCCGGCACCCTCACGCAGGTCCAGGCGGACTCGGCGGCACTCAAGGCCAAACAGGACCTGATCGGCGCCTCGGAGAAGCAGCTCTCCCTGGCCGGCGCCCTCGAGGCCGGTTCGAAGGAGGCCCGCTCCGCCGTGCTCCAGCACGCGAAGGGCGCCCAGCTCGTCGCCGGCGTCCCCGACGCCACCCGCAAGGCGGCCGAGCAGCTCCACGCCGACGGCGTCAAGGCGAAGCTCGCGCAGCTCGGGTCCGAGGGCAACGCCCTGCCCGACCCCAACCGCCGCCAGGGCGCCGACGCCGCGGGCGGCAAGGTCGCGGAGAACACCGCCAAGGCCGTCGACCTGCAAACCAAGATGGTCGGCGCGCTCAACACCATCGGCGACAAGCTCGGCACCTTCGCCGGAGGCCTCGTCGCCGAGTTCTCGTTCTGATCCGATCCGATCCCCCCCCCTCACCCCACCTCGCATCGCATCCATCAATGGCAATCCAATCCTGCGCCGAGATGGCCGAGAAGCGGTCCGCGGCCGTCGACCGCGCCTGGAATCGCACCTACTCCCGCACCTTCCGGGTGATCACCGACGACAAGTACGACGGCGCGCGCCTCGTCTCCCGGGCGCCCGGCATCGCGCTCGGGAACATCTACGACACCACCAACCCGCACACCTCCGTCAACGAGCAGGACCTCCAATCGTTCTGCATGGGGATCAAGGTCCAGTGCGCGCACGTCGACGGTTGCACGTGGGAGGTGACGTTCGAATACGGGCCCTACGACCCCACCATCCACCCGGAGAATCCCCTCGACCAGCCGGCCGAGATCGCGTGGACCTTCGCCCCCTTCGAGTCGATCGCAGACGAGGACGTCAACGGCGACGCGATCGTGAATAGCGCGGGGGATTACTTCGACCCGCCGGTGATGAAGGACGACTCGCAGCCGGTCCTGACCATCACGCGCAACGAGCCCACGTTCGACCCGCTGCTCGCGGCCGAGTGCCGCGACAAGACGAACGACGCCCCCTTCCTCGGCTCCGCCCCGGGAACCGTCAAGGTGATGGACATCTCGGGCGATCGCCAGTGGAACGCCCAGTGCCAGTGGTACTGGAAGGTCCGCTACGAGTTCAAGTTCGACAAGAAGACCTGGACGCGGACCCTCCTCGACCAGGGCGTGATGGAGCTCGACCCCGGCGGAACGCATCAGCAAGTGATCCAGAATTCCGGCGTCCCGTCGGCCTCCCCCAGCCTGCTCGACGGCAGCGGGCACGTCCTCGCCCACGGCTCCCCGCCCGTCTACCTCGACTTCGACATCTACGAGCCGATCGACTTCGGCCAATTCAACATCGACCAGCCGACGGACATGGGAGGCCCCTGATGAGCGACCTGGTCGGCTTCACGCGCAAGTCGGCGGAGCGCGTGGCCCGGTCCACCGTCCGCGACGAGCGCCGGTACAACAACGCCGAGGCGTCGAGGGCGCGTTATCCCTCGGGTCCCGGGAACCCCGGCCTCCGGCCGGCCAGGCTCGGCGGCGCCGGCATCGCCGCCGGGGGACTCGCGGCGACGTCGGCGGCCGGGACCCTTCTCAATGTCAGCGGGTCGACCCTCTCCGGCACCGGCGGGACGGCGGTCACCCTGTACAACCCGTTCGGGGTCGCGTTCGGCGCGAACAAGTTTTGCTGGGTGACGTGGTACGGGGTTTGGTTCCTGGTTTCGGTGGAGTGCTGAGCGTGCCTTACGGTGGCGGATGCGCGTGCTGCGGCCCCCGACTGTGCGTCACGGTGGTCAACGGCTGCTCGACGTTCAGCCCCTTCGAAGGGGTCACCGTCGGCCTGAGCCAGGGCGGGACGTCCTTCGGGACGTGCTCGAGCCTGAGCAGCGTCTATGCCGTCAACCTGTCGGCCCACGGCTCCGGATACACGTCGGTGCCGTCGGTCTCGATCACGGGCGGCGGAGGGTCCGGGGCGGCCGGCACCGCCGTGCTCGCGGGCGGGGGACTACTCTCAATCACGA